TTTCACACCCAGCATATATTAAGTTACAAACGGCCTTCGGTCCTAACGGCGGATACAAGGCCGATTCAACTCAATGGTCTGCTGATATGATTTACCTAGGTACGGGACGTGACTCAGGCGAGAAAGACCCTACCGTTCAGGCCCTTGGTATGGGCTCACAGATTTACGGTGCTCGCGCTGACTTGATTATCGTTGATGACGCCGTGATGGGAGCAAACGCCCATGAGTGGGAAAAACAACTCGAATGGCTCCAAAAGGAAGTTATCACACGCCTGGGGCGGCACGGAAAACTAATTATTGTAGGAACCCGTGTCGCGCCCGTGGACTTGTATAAGATGCTCCGTGACCCTGGCCAATGGTCTGGTGGAGTAGCGCCGTTCACATACTGCGCAATGCCAGCGGTTCTTGAATTTGATGAGGACCCTGCCAAATGGAAAACATTATGGCCAGAATCTGACCAACAGGAAAATGCAAAAGATGACCCACTACCAAATGGGAACTACCCCAAGTGGGATGGACCCTCGCTCTTTAAGCGTCGCTCTCAGGTCTCTCCGTCTGTATGGGCTATGGTCTACCAGCAAGAAGACGTCACCGAAGATTCAATCTTCTCACCAACCTGCGTTGCAGGAAGTATCAATGGTATGCGACGAAAGGGCCCTTTAAAGCCTGGAACTCCTGGACATCCAAAGCACGTTGAAGGTTCTTATACCGTAATGGGACTAGACCCTGCTATGTCAGGTGCTACTGGCGCGGTTGTGGTTACGTACAACAAGGCTGATGGTAAAATCTATCTTTTAGATTGTGTCAATATGACAGAACCATCACCTGACAAGATTCAGAATTTAATTGAAGACTGGGTAGAGAAATACCGTCCTCAAGAGTTGCGTATTGAAATCAATGCTCACCAGAAGGCTTACGCCCTGGATGAAAATCTTAGAGCATTTCTTGCTTCATATGGTTGTCAGTTAAACTCACACTTTACTGGTAAGAATAAGTGGGACACTTCTTTTGGTGTGGCTTCTATGGCTATGCTTTTTGGTAATACCCGCGATGGGCGTTTCCAAGATAACAACATTATAGAGATACCAAGTAATGAAGGCTCAGAAGGAATCAAGACGCTAGTACAGCAACTGATTACCTGGAAACCTGATACAAAAAATCCTACAGATACTGTAATGGCTTTATGGTTTGCAATTATTCGCATCCGTGAACTAATGCAGAATACTTCAAGAGTAGGACAATATCAATCAAACCGTTGGGCCACAAGAGCTCAGATGTATAATCGCGGTTCAATTAATTTAGACGAAGCCTTTGCAGAGCAATGGGCTCAGACATACGGTTAGGAATACAATGGCACTATCAATGGAACAGGTTGCAGCACGCGTTCAATCGCTGCGCTATCGCAATCATGAGCGCGACCAGCGCAACCTAGATGTCCTCGCCGTACGCAAAGGTAAGATTTCTGAGGTTTACCCAGACTTCTTCCCTGAAGGTGTAGATGCAAACGTAGTTGCAAACTTTGTTGATATTGTTGCACGCGACTTATCAGAAGTTATGGCACCACTGCCTGCAGTTAACTGCTCTGCAGCAAATCAAACATCAGACAGAGCGCGTCAGTTTGCTGATAAGCGCACTCGTATTGCAGCCAACTACTTCCAGCACTCAGATTTGTCTGTGCAGATGTACTCAGGCGCTGACTGGTACATTACATATGGCTTCCTCCCATTCATGATTGAATTGGACGAGGAATCGAAACTACCACGTATCCGCATAGAAAACCCAATTGGTGCTTACCCAGAGTTTGACCGCTATGGACGTTGCGTAGCTTTCGCTAAGCGGTATACTATGACACTTGGTGAACTATGTTCACTATTTCCAGAGCACGATAGAGCCCTTCTTGGGCCAATGGGTTACAAGCAAGACTTAAATGCCAAGCTTGAAATGATTCGTTACTACGACAAGGACCAGTCTGTAGTATATATTCCTGATAGAGATAACTTAACTCTTTCTGTTGCTAAGAATCCTCTTGGCAAAATGATGATTGTTGTTGCACGCAAGCCATCTATCGATGGTGAACTACGTGGACAGTTTGATGATGTTCTTGGTATCCAGTTGCTTCGCAACCGCTTCGCACTTCTTGCAATGGAAGCAGCAGAGAAATCTGTACAGGCTCCTATTGTACTTCCACAAGATGTACAAGAATTGCAGTTAGGTGGAGACGCGGTTATTCGTACTGCGAATCCAGCAGGTGTACGCCGTGTAGAACTTTCCATTCCACAAGGTGCATTTACTGAGCAAACATTACTTAATCAAGAACTTCGCGTTGGCACTCGTTACCCTGAGGGACGCACTGGTAACGTCAACGCGTCTATTGTTACTGGCCAAGGTGTACAAGCACTCATGGGTGCATTTGATACACAGGTTAAATCAGCACAGGCTATTTTTGCAGCAGCACTTCGTGATGTAATTAGCCTATGCTTTGAAGTAGATGAACTTGTTTATCCAGAAGAAAAGACTATTCGTGGTGTAGATTCTGGAAGTCCATATGAAATTACATATAAGCCTTCTAAGGATATCAAGGGTGATTACTCGGCCGATGTCCGTTACGGAATGCTAGCAGGACTTAACCCTGCACAGGGACTCATCTTTATGCTACAAGCCTTAGGTGGTGGACTCATCTCTAAGGATATGGCAATGCGTGAACTTCCATTCACTGTAAATGTAACACAAGAATTAGAAAAGATTGAAATCGAGAAGATGAGAGAATCACTTCTTGGTTCCATAACTGCACTCTCTCAAGCGATACCGCAGATGGCTATGCAAGGCCAGGACGCTTCTGAAGTAGTGCGTCAAATTGCCGCTGTGATTAAGGCACGCCAAAAGGGACAGGCAATTGAGGAAGTCGTTGCTGACATCTTCGCCCCACAGCAGCAACCAGTTCCTCCTGCTGGGGCCCCACAATCAGTTGAGCAACCGTCCCCTGCTCCTGAAGGCGTTCCAGCAGGAGGCGCTTCTCCTATGGCGGGAGCACCACAGCCACCACAAGATATTATGAGTTTACTGTCAGGAATCTCTGGCGGTGGAACACCAACAGCAAGCGTACGCACAATTCGTCGTAGATAACAAAGTAGGGGACAATGACTACATTAATTGGTATTGAGTACGAAGATAGTTGTGTAATTGTAGCAGATAGCCAAACAACTGATGATAGTGGTTATATATATAACCATCCAAAAGTCAAGAAGATTGCAGAAATCAACGGCTATTTGATTGCTGGCTCAGGCGAGGTTCTTCCTTGTGATGTTGCCCAGCACATTTGGGAACCACCAGTTCCAACAAAATCTGAGAAAAAAGATTTATATCATTTTATGATTGCAAAGGCAATGCCTTCCCTTCGTAAAACATTGCAAGCAAATGGCTTTAATTTTGATGAACCAAAAACAGAACAAAGATTTCAATTTCTTATTGCATTATGCGGTGAGCTGTTTGATGTCGATGATGATTTAGGCGTAAGCCGCAATGCATCAAATGTCTACGCCGCTGGCAGTGGTGCAGCATACGCACTTGGCGCATTATATGCGGGGGCTGATGCATATGAAGCAATGGAAATAGCATCTAAATTAACAGCATTTACTGCTGGTCCTTATTTATCTAAAATACAATTTAAGCATTCTAAATAGGAGGAAACATGGCTGAAAATAGAGGCGGAGCCAATGGCGGTCCACAGTACAGCCCAACAAATGTTTCTGCAACTGGCGGAGCGGGACAATCTGGAGAATATACAGGTTTTTCTTATGGCCAAAATAAAGCTATTAATGAATCACGCGTAGCTGGTAATGCTGCAGTACGTCAAGTACGTACTGAAACACCAACTACAGTAGCACCACAGTTACCCGAAGTAACGCCTCTTACAGCAGAAACAGAACTTCCTAACCAGAGTGTAATGTTTGGTTCCACACCAGAGACTCGTAATATGCTAGGAACTCCAGCTCAGCAGGATGTTGCTCCCGATATGGAACAACTACGTAGTTTTTTTCCATTAATGGAAGTATGGGCTAACCAGCCAGATACACCTCAGTCTACAAAAGAGTATGTTAATTACTTAAGGACTCTTCTATAATGAGTTCAAATGTCTTTGACAAAATGGCTGGAATCCAATTCGGCCTCGGTGGTGGCAAGGCTTTACCTCCAGAAGTAACAGGTGGACGCGTTGCTTTTGGTACAACACTTGAGGTTGCAAACAAGTTGCCTAATAATCCAGGACACTGGAATGATTCGGTAGAAACAATCCGCGCAAGCGCTGTTAATGCTGCAACATTTAACCCAGTGTTGACTGCTGGAACTATTGGCCTTCTTATTGGTGGACCCGCTGGAGCAGCCGTTGGTGCTGGTGCTGGACTTGGTATTGTCGGTATAGATAAAGTAACCAATGGTGGAGCAACCACATTACTTCAAGCTGGTGCAAAAAACTTTCGCTCTAACTACGCTTTCGTTCGTGATGTATCTGAGAAAAACACTGGAATGGGTCTATTAACTGGACTCACAATGATTGCTGGTGGACTTGTTGGTGGTGTTTTAGGTTCCGCTCTTGGTCCTGCTGGTGCAATTGCAGGTGCTTCTTTGGGTGCAGCCCTTATTGGAAAAGCAGAACGTGATATTGCTAAGTCTGAATTTGGAGCATCAATTAGCAAAGAACTTAGCTCATCTGCTAAACTTGCTGGTAGCGAAGCTGGACAGGTTAAATATAATCTAGGCCGCGACTTAACACGTAATGTTATTGCGCAAATTCCAGGATTTAAAACAATGGGAGATACTAGTAAAGGTATCGGTGCCATAACTTCTGGGGTATTAAACTTTGGTGCAGAACTAACATTTGGTGCAGATGTTGCTGCAGCTAAACTGACTGGTGCTGCAGTACGCAGTTCTATCGTGCGTCCAATTGCAGAGCCAATGACTGGTTTCCAGAAAAAAGTATTTGGCGCAAAAGAAGCAGAGCGCGTTGGTAAACGTCTTGAAGAAGATGTAGATTTAATCAAGCGCACCATGGCTGGCGAAGATACACCATATAAGCCAGTATTTGAATTTTTTCAAAATAGCAAAGCATATGAAGTTGGTGCTCGTAAAGACTTTGATAGTGAAATAGGTCAGGTATCTGCGCACCTATTTGCTGGTAAAAGCTTTGAAGAAATTGGCAATTTACTTATGGTTGGTCGAGGATATCTCCCAGCCGTAGAAGAATTGGCCAAGAAACATGCATCAACATTTGCTGAACTTGCTCGGTATGAAGATGCTATAGAAACAATTAGCAAGGGTGGAATTATCAATTTTCAGTACAAAGGAAACTTGATTCCACTATCTAAGCGATTCACTAACAACCTTGATATGGTTAAGGCTGAAGCTGATGCTCTGCGTAAAGAGACGCAATGGCTAGATGATGCACTCCAACTAGACGGAGCTATGAAAAATAGAACCGTATCTCGCTGGGCATATATTGAAAAGATTCGAAACGACTTTGCTAAAGAAACAGCATCCCGTCAGGTCGCAGGAACTGCAGACTTTGTGCCAGAAACTAAAATCGGCGCAGCCTATCAGTGGGCATATCAGAAGAATCCACTATCTCCAGTTATTCGCGGTGTAGATAGAGTTACTAATGATGCACCTAATGGTGTAATTAACTATAATGAACCAGTGGTTGCTAATACTCGTATTGCTGCAAGTTTGCGTGAGGCAGAAAAAACTGGTGCATCTGTAGCAGATAACAATGTTCGTGTATTTGATAAGTGGACAACGGCTCGTACCGAGTCTGAAAAGAACCTTATTATTGAGGAATATGTAGCAACTGGTTTTAAACTTTTAGGCAAGAAACACAACATTTCTCCAATGATTATTGACCATGCTATTGATTCTTATATTAGCAATCACCGCCTAATTCAGGTCGAAGCGCGTAGAAGTAATAGCTTCAAAGAGGGTTACATGAACGACCCTCAAGACCCAATGACTTTAATTTCTGACCCACAACTTATTACGCAACTTGCTAATGGCAGTATGCTCCCAGATTGGACAATGGCTGATAAGGCGCTTGCTGAATTTGCAAAACGTAATGGTAAGGCAGCATCAATTGGAATGAAGACCAAAGATGCAGCCCGCCTTATGGCTGATGAACTCAACGGTTTGTGGCGTACTGGAACCCTTCTTCGTACTGGATATCCAGCAAACGTTATCAAGGATGCGCACATCCGTGCATGGGGAGACGCCGCATTATTTGATGTATGGTCAAAACTTGGTGAAGATGCAATTGATGCTATTGTAAATGGTAGCAATACAGTCACACGCGTAAATCGTTGGGCCGAAGGAAAACTTGATAAGAATAAAAATATTAAGTACCTTCGTGAAGAAATTAATTCTCGACAAAATGTCCTTGAAATTCTTGGCAAACAACTAAAAACTGCAGGA